GGACTACTCTCACAAGATTCCTATATTGCCAAAACAGGGGCTCTTTATTTGAGGGGTTACTTCGAAGATAGGATTGCTCAAGAACTTTATCAATTCACTTTAGGAAGTGTCAACTTAAGTAGTTTACAAGACCCATTTAGTGCGACAATGATTGCCACGGGACAACAACCATTTTTTACCAAGAATTGGAAAATCACTGTACCCGAAAATCCACTATTAGCTGCGGTAAGTTTTGGTAACAGGTTGAGTGGGACCTATTTTCCTGTTTCTTTCATACCTGGTGATTATTTTGATGGTCCCGATCCTGTTTATTCTCCTCAAACTGAAAATGCGTTAAATACGGTTAATAACCTTACGGGTGGGGCTTTGGGACCAATTCTTAATAAATTCAGAAACCCATCCGAAATATTTTTAGCGAACACAGGTAATGGACAACAATCTGTTTTATTTAAAAGTTTAGAATATAACCTTTATAGACCAAACTACAACAAACCACCATTACAACAATTTACAAGTGCTGTTTCTAACTTGTTTGGTGTTGGACCTAATGGTGGTGGTGGATATTATGTTGGAAGTGAAGAATCTGAGCCTTCGATGATTACACATCCTGCCAATCAAGTGGCGGTTAATTATTTGGGGGTACAACAAGGAACGTTAGTTTATGGACCTTCCGAATTGGGTAAACTTTACGAAGGAAATGAAGGTAAAATAAACTTTGGTTTACAGGCTGAATCATACTCGAACCAAGGGGGTATAACAGGAAAATTTGTTTGGACTTCACCAAAATATAAAGAAAATGCGGGATGGAAAGTTGGACCTGGTGGGGACCCTAAAATAATAGATGCTGAGTTTAATGAAATACAAAACTCATATAATCAAAATATATCGACAGACATTGAATTTAGAGGGGGATCTATTTTAGATAAAACTCAACGTATTATTAATGCTGCGGACAATGTTTCAGGTCAGGCTAGATTGAAACACGCCGGTAATGCAATAAATCAAGTATCCAAAGTGTTTAATGATGGGTACAAAGAAATGACCAAAGGTTCGCAAGTTATTGCATATTATGATAGTTCAACAGGTGATAACACAATAGGAATTAGCGGTACGGAAGTCGGTAGAGAATATTGTAGGGTTTTTCAAAAAGATACTCCATACTTAACTTATGCTGATTTACAAAAAACAGATGGTATAACAACGTCTGGTCGAAAATTTAATAATTCTGTTCTTGATAATACTTACAACTTGAATATTGCACCTTTGAGAAATCCAGGTTCTACAAATATTATTAATAACAAAGTTAAAAAATATATGTTTTCTCTTGAAAACTTAGCTTGGAGAACTTCTGATCAACCGGGATACACATATGATGATTTACCTACTTGTGAAAAAGGACCTAATGGTGGAAGAATAATGTGGTTTCCACCATATGACCTATCATTCAATGAAGATGTGAGAGCGTCATGGAATCCCACAAAATTTTTGGGGAGACCTGAGCCGATTTATACATATGCTAATACCACACGATCAGGAAGTATAAGTTGGAAAATAGTTGTGGATACGCCAGCGGCTATGAACACAATTATCGAAAAACAATTATCTAATAGACCTGCTGCTGAAATAGATTCAATTATAAGTTCATTCTTTGCGGGTTGTGTAAAATATGATATCTATGACCTTGCGGCTAAGTTCAATACAATACCAACAAATGAATTATATACATATCAACAACTTTTAAATGAGCCAAGGTTAACTGAAGAAGAGTTGGGTAATATCTATTCTAATATAGGTAAAGATATTTCTACTAATATAGGTACTAATGCTCAAGGTACTACCGATGGTGGTGAAACAATTGATGCGGGGGTACAAAATCAAAACACAACAACCATAAATAGTGACGTTAATCAGAATCTTAGTACAACAAACATTCAAGAATTTTTGGACTATTCATTTTATTTTGATAATGATTATCCTGAAGGAAGTTACACAACAGCAGTTACCGCAAGCCAACCATATGATTATTGGTATAATCAATACTTGTCTGTAAAATCAACTAAGTATGTTACCCAACCACCAGTCGTTGTATATACAGGAAGTAAAAAGTATGAAAACAAGAGTGTTATTCAAAAATTCTTTGATGATATTATAATAGGAAATTACCAAACTATTCAGACAGATTTCTTAACTAAGTTAAAGGAAATAGTTATAGAACAAAAAGGAACTGTCAAAATTGAATTACAGGGTTCCGCTTCGGCTCCGGCACAAATAGATTATAACAGAAGTTTATCAAAGAGAAGAATAGATTCTGTAATAAAATGGTTCAAAGCAAAAACTTTAGGTGACAAAACAATAGATTCATTGATAAGTGAAGGAAAAATTACATTTATTGAAAATCCAAATGGGGAAGAAATAACAATACCAAAAACTAAGGATGGTTTGTATGAGTCGGTAACTTGTAGTGAGGATATAAGCTTAACTGCAAATGGAAGTGCCAACGGAACCGCACAATGGTATTCAATACCTGCAATGGCTTGTAGGAGAGTGAGAATTGCGAGAATAGAAGCAACTATCCCACCCCCACCAAAAACAGACCCAATTGATCCTATTGATCCAATAGTTCCTGTTATTATAGTCCCTGACCCAACAGGAAGTACAACCGCCAACACCATCAACATACCACCAAGTCCAAAACCTCAACCTAAACCGGATCCGATACAAAAAGTAAAAGATGGGATATCAAAAAAAATATTAAGGTACTTATTTAGTGAGTGTGATTATTTTGAGGTTATCAAAGAAAATAATCCTATGGTCTACGATAGTATCAAGGAGAAAATAAAATATTTTAGTCCTGCGTTCCATTCTACAACACCTGAAGGGTTGAATGCAAGATTAACATTCTTGAACCAATGTATGAGGCCAGGTCAAACTATACCTGTTATCGGACCTGACGGAAGACCAAAACATAATGATGCATTGAATACATCTTTTGGAGCACCACCTGTTTTGGTTTTAAGAATTGGAGATTTTTATCACACAAAAATTATACCTAATAGTTTGAGTATTACTTATGATCCTTTAGTGTTTGACATAAATCCCGAAGGTATTGGTGTACAACCAATGATTGCTAAAGTAAGTTTGGGCTTTGATTTTATTGGTGGAAGCGGTTTGGCTGGACCGATAGAACAATTACAAAACGCTTTATCTTTTAATTATTATGCAAATACTGAAATTTATGATGAAAGATCTATAGCAACGGAAGATACATCAGAAAGAGACCAAAAAGTTGTAGGAAAACTGATTGGTACTGGTTCCGCACCACTAACGGTTGCTAATGTGCCAAATGAAGTTACTAATAGAGGTGGTCAAACCGTTGGGACGGTTATAAGTGCAAATGCAAATACCGAAGGTACGGTTGAAACGGGTGAAATTGATTATAACAATCTCATTACAGAACTTTCCAACGGGACCAAAGATTTCTTCTCAACTATATATAGTCAATTAAAAAGTATCAAAGAAATAGGAAATTATGGTATATTACAATTAGTTAATTTCAAAACAAAATATTCGAAAGGTAATATATGTGAATTTCCTGGTACTCAACCTACCCCACTTGATATATATGGTAAACCTGATGGTGTTGAAAAGTTAGTAAAAAATCTTGTTGATCAAGCGGTAAAAGATTGTAAAGATGATTTATCACCAGTACTTAGAAACATTGTTGAACCACAATCGATATACTCAAATGCTGCTCAAAGACAAGTCAGAAATAAATTAGAAGAAATATTAAAAACTAGAGAGACCGAAATAAATAATGCAATTATTGGACCTATCAATGAACTAACAAGTTACCAAGAAAATTATAATTATACATTTAGAAAAACTGATGTGGTTGTTTCAAAGTATGACGGGATTCTTTTGGATACTGGAGAACCTAAAGTATACACATTAACAGGAGATAGTGCAACCACCGTCACAAACCAAATAATTAATGTATACACTCAACAAGTTGGTAAATCAATAACAGAATTTTTTAAAGTTTTATCGTCATATTATATTACTAACAATGGATCAATTAAGTACAATGAAGGAACAAATCTATGGACACTACCCGATAAGTGGTTCAAATCTTTTACGACACCGGCTGATCAAAGATTTTATATTGTTATGTCTGATATTATGCTAGATGATGCTAAATTCAACACATTCATTGAAAGTTTGACCTCATTAGATAAAATAAAATCAGATCCCAAACTTGTTGAAGATTTGAAATTAAGATTTACAAACTTTAAAATACCTTGTAAACTACAAAGAGAAACGGAAACAGAACCATTTACTCAGTATGAGGCAAGTCCTGAGTATCAAAAGTTCCAAAATTTCGAAATACTTCCTTTTGAAGCAAAAGTTGGTTATACTACAAGTAAAGATGCTCCCAACTATGATACGGGCAAAGAGAGAATAAAAAATCTTTATTCTAAACAGAATCTAAATAATGATGATAATTACAATGGTAAAGTAAAATTTAATTAAAAATGCAGTTACAATATTATAATAGATATTCATCATTTTTGGTAAATGGGGAACAAACTGTTGTCCCATATATTAATTTACCTTCAAAAACGTCCGATAAAAGGTATATTTATAAGGTTGGTATTTCAAGATTAGATAAAGTATCACAACAATATTATAATACGCCTTTTTTTGGTTGGTTAATATTACAAGCAAATCCACAATTTACCGGTTTTGAATTTAATATACCTGATGGTGCTGTATTGACAATTCCGTATCCTTTATTAGCTTCATTACAAGATTATAAAAATGAACTAGAAAATTATACATTCTATTATGGTAAATAACGGGGAAAATATATTAGTTGAATTTGACTACCAAAACATATCAGTTATAGATCCAAACAAAGTTATTGATGAGGAAGGTAGACCTAAAGAACGACTGATTGATCATGAAAATCTTGTTTTTTATGCTAATTTAGAATGCTCTGTTTTACCGAGAACCAAGCTTGCTTTGGGGGTTTCTTTGAACGAATCCGTAAAAACAATATCTGTTGGAAAAATAAATTTCCTTAATCCCGGATTCAAAAAGTTTTTGGATAATGGGTGGACAGATGAATTAACGGGTAAAAATACTTTAACAGGTCAAGGTGTAAATCAACCAAAACAATCCGTAAGTGTCAATCCCGATAAACCTGATGATTTCTATTTCAGTCAAAGTTTAGTTTCCAACGGAGTTCCTGGTGCGGTTGATAATGGTTTATTAGGTATAACACAAATAAATTATACCTGTGGTTTGGATTTTGTTCCAACAATTGATATAACACTTGAAGATGTAAAAGGGAGATCATTATTTGAAGGTGGAAATAATTCACCTTATGCGGCATTTTTCCAATTTCCATATCCTTTATTTTATCTAACAATAAAAGGTTATTTAGGTAAAGCGGTTAGATTACCTCTTATGTTGGAAAAGTTTGGTTCATCGTTTGACCCAAGTACAGGAAATTTCAGAGTAAGGTTAGAAATGAAGACATATAAATACACAATTATGTCTCATGTTAGTTTTGGTGCAATGATGGGAACCCCACTCATGTATAAGTCAATTATTTCGACAAAACAAACACAACCAAATAATAATCCCAACAATTCAACGGCGGTTGTAAAAACTTTTGCGAGTGAGGGATATCAAAAAATGAAAGAATTATATTCTGAATATAAATCTAAAGGATTAATTGCGGATAATTTTCCTGAAATTACAATCCAACAACTCAAATATAGATTAGACAGATTTATAAAAAATATTATTGATAGTTTCAAAAAAACAAATTTGAATGTGTTAAATGATTTGAATGATTACACAAATCAGTTAACTGAATATGAGGGTTATGTTTTCTTCTACACTCCCGACTCATGGGCAAAAACATATTTGGATCAAACTAATGTTTATGTGATGAAAGATAGTGGAAATATTGTTTACCAATGGAAAAAAGAATTCCGTGATGATCCCGCAAAACAAACCGCACCATTAAACGAACTCAATGGAATAATTAAGAAGTTCAATACCGCTTTAGAAAAAAACAAAACTTTAGGTCTCAATCAACCCAATTATATTCCCAATAAAATTAATTTAGATAGTTGTTTTACCAAAAACAAGTTTGATGATATTAATATAAATAAAACCTATTTTTTAAGAACAAATAAAGAATTACCGGGAAACCCTTCAGAAGTTTCTGCATTTACAAAAACCTTGAAAGTAGAATTCCAAAAAAACAAAAACTTCCAATTTGATGGAAAAAATTACTTTTTGGATTTGACCAAAACAATGCAACAAAAGTATGAAACGGCAAGACAATCAATAGAGGAGAGTTTGACCGCTCAGTTGGCGGATAAAATGAGTGACACGTCAACAGGAATTGGATTTGCTCCAACGATGAGAAATATATTGGCGGTATTTTTTGCACAGGGTGAGGCGTTTTTGAGATTAATGGATGATGTCCACACTAAGGCTTGGAATCTACGGGAAGATCCATATAGAAAGGATGCGGTTTTTGGAAGTAACTCTACCGTACCAAGTGTTGATATAAAAAATGATGGTATTGAAAACACACCAATATACCCTTGGCCTCAATTAATTGTAGAAAATACAAAGAATGATGGTGGTGAAAAATATGAATTAAAATATCCCGGTGATCCTGTATTGGCTAGTAAATTGAGAGCGTTTGTTCCCGAAATATGGCCTGAGGTTGAATTCGTTGAGGAGTTCATAAAGGGTTATACGGAAAGAGAGTTACCTATACCTGATCCAGAATATACGAATAATGGATTAACAAGACCTGATCGATTCAGTTTCAATGCAATTGAATTTCCAATAAGTAATCAAGTGTTCCAAAATACAGAAGAAGTGAAGTTCTTCTATGAGATATACGAAAGATTGATGTTAAATTCATTTTATAGTTTAATGAGTAGAGATTCTGCAAAAATTTATAACATGGGGTTTTACTCTGCTGAAGCTGAGGTTACAGATATCATAAAAGCGTTGGGGGATGATAATCCTTTTCTAACGAAGAAATTGAAAGAATACAACATAAATTCCCAAGTATATTTAGGATTTCTAAGACACATTTCAAATCAAGGTGAAGGTCAATCTTGGCAAAATTTTATCAGAGGAGAATTTACGACCACATATATTAAAAACGAATCAACAAATCCATTTGAACTTTTGGATGGTAAAATCTTGACTAATTCATTATCTCAACCCAACGTAGGTTTAGAAAATAGTGAACTTGTTGAAAAATATATTGGTGTTGATAACGTATTGGAAAAATTTGACATCTGTGATTTATATCCTTTAACAAATTTGAAATGGGATAAAGATTATTTGGCAAATGGTGCACAATTACAAAATGCTGAATCCGTTTACAAAACTAATGAAGTACTCAAATATAATTTGAATAACAAATCAATTGTAAACTTTAATGACACACAAATTATTAAACCAATAACGAATTATAATTATGATGATAGTGTTTTCGATCAGAACGTTGTACTTACTGATTTGAAACTTTTTTATCAAAATAGACAAATTAAAAACCAATTTATAACTGAGGGAAATGTATTTTATAAAGGATACAATGGTAACCTTGTTGCGGAACAAACAACATCAATTTTAAACACACCATATTTTGTTAATGCAATTCAAAAGGGAGTTTATAATTTTAGATATAATACAAACGATTTATATCCGTATAAATTGGCGGCATATTTGTTCTTGAATAGTTTACCTTTGGCCACCCTGAAAGAAAAGTATAAATTAGTCAATGATACTAATGATACCACTAATGAGTTAAATTATATTATGTCAACAATAAAAAAATTTGGTGGAGTTCATAAGTTACCCTACGCTTGGGTTCTTAAATATGGTTCCCTTTGGCATAGATATAAAGTTTGGGTTGATACGGGTAAGGATATTTTATCAGACGTTTGGCAGAATTTTAATTATTCATACAATTATGATCCTGTAAATAGTGCCACAACAAAAGTTTACAATGTTACAATCAATAGTGTACCACAAGAGATCATTTTACAAACAAATTTAACCACAACAGTAGGTGCTAATAACTATATCAAAACCGTTATCAATGACGGGTTCTACCCAAGAACCTTAGATGATTTCAATGTATTTTATCAAGGAAGAAGATTGTTTGATGTAACACCATCGGTTGGGGGGACTTGTGCCGTAGTAAACGGAAACCAACTTGAAATTCTTACAATAAACTCAAACGAGATTATTGATGGTACAATTATCTCTGGAACTGGATTACAATACAATACCACAATTGTTAATCAATTAAGTGGTGTGACAGGTGGCATAGGAAGATATACAATCACCCCAAACCAAACTCCAAATGGGGCAACAATTACGGCAAATGTTTTAGGTCCCGTAATCAACTTTGTTGTCACAAATCCAAATTCAGTTGGATATACTAGTGCGGAAATCCAATTGGCTTTAGATACGAATAAATTGAAAATGTTCAAAACAACAGAATCAATGATTAATAGGCCGGATGGATTTGACCCAATAGTTGCTAATCGCTCTCTAAATCTTACTCCTTGGTCTTGTTATACTAAAGTGAATAGTGATGAGACATTTATATATCCATTACCATCTTTTGGTGGTTTAGTAAATCAAACTAAAGACGAGTGTTTCAATACCAATGGATCTATAAAAACTGAAGTTCTTAGTAATGACGCAATGTATAATGGATCGGTAAGAGTATTTTGGAAAGCCCCGAATTACGGGTATTTTAATAATTCCAAAGTTGTACCTCCAAGTCCTGATAGTTATCTGAAAGAAATTTTGAATAGTGGAACAACACAACAAAATTTTTCCATCAATTCTGATGTAGACGACTATTCTAAATTAGATGAGATGTTTACAACTTTTGATAAAGATGCTCTTGATACGTTAGAAGTTGAATTTTTGAATTTCAGTAGGTCGGTATATGATTATGATACGTCTATAATATCGATTACGGGTGAAGAAACAGAATCTGAAAAATCATACAAAAATTTCCAAATGTTAATGAGAATGATGATGAAAGTTCCTGCTCCAACTCAAACCGTAAGTAATTCTATAATACAAGAAATACAAAATAGTCAGATTGAATCATTTAAAACTTACTTGAGTGGTTTCATGAATTTTGATGTTGTAATGAAATATGGAAACCCTTCTAATTTTAACAAAAAATTGTTCTACACTTTTTCAAACAAATACATCGAAGACCCATATTCTTATCAGGGTTATAAACAATCCTCTCCAAACACACTACCAAGTGGTCTTGTAAGTCCTGTAACTTTAGCTCAATCAAAAGCAACAAATCCTGACACTTGGAAGGCTTTGGAAACTTATGTGGGATTTTCCGAAATACCTCAATTAAAATATAAGAATACAGGTTCATACATCACAGATTTTTTTATTGACTTAGATGTTGCATTTAACGAGAAAAATGTCATACAATTTGCCCCAATAATAAAAATTTATGCAACTCAAAAACTTAAAAAAAGTAATATTACGAGAAGTCAGTTTTATTCTTTAATGAATGATTATTTGAACAAAAATGAAGATTACATTGATACCGTACTCGATTTGGAGTTGACAAGATTGAGAAATAAATTACCTAATGTTATAGTTACACCTGACAGGGTGGGTGTCAAATCTGATTTACAAGGAGAACAAAGTAGATACGAACTTTGGGATACATTCAAATCAATTAATGATAAATTTATTGCTGGTAATGATTATAAAACAAAAACTTTGTTTGAAGATATTTTGCTTTTTGACCGAGCGAGTAGAGACGTTGGTCAAAGGATTTATGCTGACATTTTTAAAGTTAAAGATTTAATTGAATATGCAAAGTATAGTAATACAATGTTGGATATGGTTACAACTATTTTGACAGAAAATAACTTCACCTACTTCACTTTACCGGCTTACGCTAATTTTTACAATGTCCAAGACGCAAGTAAAAACCCAACACCAAACCCCGAGGGGACTTTGGAGTTTGCTAACTCTTTGTTCGGTACTTTCTTAACTTTGGATTATAGAGATACGACTTCGAAGTTCTTGTGTCTTTATGCCAACAAACCAAGTGAACACTTGGCTTTGAATGATAATGTTGATTATAGATTTAGGGACGATGCTTTCGATTTAAGAAGGGCTAGCGACAACCCACTACTTGATAATCTCAATGGTAAAACAGATTGGGATAAATCAAACAAAATTGTTGGGTTCAACGTGGACATAGGCCCACAAAATCAACAAATATTCAAACAATTTGATATATCTCAAGATCCTGGCGTTCCAACCACGGAGTCATTAGAAGTTTTGAATCAAATGGCTAACTTAAATAGGAACAGAAGTGAATCAACACAAAGTGTATCATTATATAATTTATACAGAAACAGAAGTTATAAATGTAATATTGATATGTTAGGTAACGCCATGATACAACCTATGATGTATTTCAATTTGAGAAATGTTCCTATGTTTAGTGGTCCGTACATGATACTTAAAGTTTCACATAGAATTAGTGAAAATGGGTTTGATACCGAGTTTGAGGGTCAGCGACAACCTTTTTATAGTATTCCGGCCATTGATAAGTTTTTACAATCATTAAACACCAAAATTTTGGAAACGATAAGAGAACAAATTGAAAAAGAAGAGGCGGCACTTTTGGTATCTGAGGAAAACATTCTTCAAGAACAAAGTGATATTGTAAATAATGCAACAAATGGTAATGGAACATTAACAAGTAATCAAAATTGTTCAGATAAGTTGAATAGTTCATATGTGAATTATACAAATGAAACACCGACAAAAACAACTTTGACTTTGAAAAATGCGATCGATTTAATTAAAACTGAAATGAGTACAGCTAATCTTGCTACGGAAGATCAAACATTGATGTTAGCATTTTTATTTTCAATAATGTATATTGACTCATTCAAATCAGGAAAACTTGAGACATACGGTCATAATTATGGGTCAATACGTTTAGATGTTGCTTATGGAGGAGCTTCCGCTCTAATGGAAAATAAATATTATTGTGTAAATCAAGGAACAACTCAAAATATACCTTTGGCAATTTTTGATAATGATAGAGCGTTTGTTAGATTTGCAATTACCAAATTTAAAGAAAAAATACCATTTATTAAAAGTCAACCACTAACAACTGAACAAGAACAAATTAAAGCATTGAGTAAAACTTTTATTTTGAGATGGCCTGTCAATATGCCTGATAATGTATATGAAAAAATGACAGAACAAGATAAAAAAACAATTGAAAACAAATTCAAAGAAGCATTTAATATTGTTAAACAAATTTAGTAAATGGATACTTTTTTTAATTGTTAGATATTTATAATAAAAAAAACTATGAGCACAAAATTAATTTTAGACAACTATCTTGGAAAAAACACAAGAATGTCAGAAAAAGATGCGGGTAACGGATTTAAAGAAGTTTGTGACCTTGATACAGGAGATTGTTATACTATCAGAATGAAAGATGGTTTGATTGAACGTGTTGATAACACAATGAACACACATAAAAAAATTCAAGTCGAAACTAAGGCTGGAATTAAACAATTATTAAACGGTTAAGATGGGAATAGATAATAAAATTTTACAAGAAATTAAGAGACATAATAGTATTAATAAATACATATTAGAACAAGGTGAGTTACCTCCACCACCTGCTGAAGCCGCCGCTCCTGTAACACCACCGGCTCCTGAGGAAGCATTAGCACCTGCGGCACCTGTCCCACCAGCAACACCTGAAGGTCCACAAGTGGTAGATGTTGCAAATGATCCTGATGTAGAAGAAGTTGGAAAAGAAACTGAAGAGTTAGAAATTACTGACTTAGTTGATGCTCAAAAATCTTTTTCAGACAAACAAGAGGAATATTTTACAAATTTATTCGATCAATTACAAAACTTAGAAAGTAAATTGGGTGAGATGGACAATTTAGTTAACACAATCAATAACTTGGAAGTTAAGATTGAAAAAATGAGACCAAAAACGCCTGAAGAAAAATTAGAACTTAGGAGTTTGGATTCGGGACCATTCAATCAAAAGTTAAGTCAATTTTTTGATGACAAAATGGATGATATGGAAAAATCAGGTAAAAATGAATATGTTCTTACAACTGATGAAGTTGAGGATTATTCACCTAATGAGATCAAAGGTAGTTTTAATGACTTCGAAGAAGACGATAATGATATTATGATGTAATACAAAACATCACAACCACCAATTTTTTTTAAGACCTTATTGACTAGTACTTTTATTTAACTTATATTTTCTACGTAAACTTTTAATTAATATATATAATATGGCGACAAACAATGTTTTAGATGCGGTTTTGGCTCAGTACGAGAACTCAAAACAAAGTGGTTCTTCTTCCACTTCAAAAATGTCTCAAGAAGAAAGAATGAAAAAGTATTTCGCGGCGATTCTTAAAGACAGCGAAAAACAAGGACAAAGAAAAATCCGTATTTTACCTACAACAGATGGATCATCACCTTTTAAGGAAGTTTGGTTCCATGAGATTAATGTTGATGGTAAATGGCAAAAGTTCTATGATCCGGGAAAAAATGACAACGAACGTTCACCTTTAAATGAGGTTTACGAGGAGTTAATGTCAACAGGTCGTGAATCAGATAAACAATTAGCGACACAATACAAGGCTCGTAAGTTTTATATTGTCAAAGTTATTGATCGTGATCACGAAGAGGATGGTGTTAAATTTTGGAGATTTAAACACAATTACAAACAAGAAGGTATTCTTGATAAAATCATTCCAATTTGGAAAGCAAAAGGAGACGTTACCGACCCTGATAAAGGTCGAGATTTAATTCTTGAACTAACAAAAGCAAAGACACCAAAAGGTGCAACATATACGGTTATTCAAACTGTGATGTATGACGATCCAACCCCAACACACGAAGATCCTGAAACGGCAAACGAATGGATTAATGATGAATTGACTTGGGAGGATGTTTATTCTAAAAAACCTGTAGAATATCTTGAAGCAATTGCAAGGGGAGAAACTCCTCGTTGGGACACTGACGCTGGAAAATACATCTACTCTAATAGTGATGAATCGGAAGTATCTATGGGTGGATCAAAAACTAAATCCATCAATGAAGTTGAGGACCCTCAACTCAATGATGAGGAAGATGAAGATTTACCATTCTAATTAATTTATTAACTTCTATATTAGGACTCCTAAATAAACAAGGGGTCCTAATATTTTAAAACCAAAAACAAAATGAATAAGATTTCAGAAAAAATGTATGAGGCATTGACCTTAAAATATCGTTCGGAAATGGCGGAAGCTGAAGCAACATTGTTGGTTTATTTTACAAATCCTGTTGGTATTGGAGAACATCCACAACACATTGAGGAAATGGACAACTTAGTTGAAAAAATGGTTAATGCACAAGATAAAATGAATGCTTTAGAAACATTCCGTAAATATAATTTCAACTAATATGGCAATTAAGAAAACAGATTTTAGTTCATTGAAGAAAAAATTCTCTTCGGATGCAAAATATAAACCACAAAGATTTTTTGATCTTGGTCCTGAATTTTTGGATGCTGTAGGATTACCCGGACCTGCAATTGGTCACCTTAATATGTTATTAGGCCATTCCGATACAGGTAAAACCACCGCACTTATTAAGACGGCGGTTGATGCTCAAAAGAAAGGTATTCTTCCTGTTTTCATTATTACCGAACAAAAATGGTCTTTTGAACACTCAAAAATAATGGGATTTGAATGTGAAGAAGTGGTTGATGAAGAAACAGGTGAGTTAACTTGGGACGGATTCTTCTTGTTCAATAACAACTTCAGTTATATTGAACAAATCACAGATTACATTAACGATCTATTGGATGCGCAAGAAAAAGGTGAATTAGATTATTCACTTTGTATTATGTGGGATTCAGTTGGATCTGTTCCTTGTAAAATGACATATGAGGGTAAAGGAGGTAAACAACACAACGCAAGTGTTTTAGCCGACAAAATTGGTATGGGTATCAACCAACGTATTTCAGGATCTCGTAAAGCAGATTCAAAATATGAAAATACCTTAATCATTGTTAACCAACCTTGGGTAGAATTACCTGACAATCCATTTGGACAACCAAAGATTAAAGCAAAAGGTGGTGAAGCAATTTGGTTAAATTCTTCTTTGGTATTTTTATTTGGTAACCAAAAAGGTGCGGGGACAACAAAGATTACGGCAACAAAAGACAAACGAACTGTGAAGTTTGCTTCAAGAACAAAAGTGTCGGTTATGAAAAACCACATCAATGGTCTTGGTTTTGAAGACGGAAGAATTATTGTAACTCCACACGGGTTTTTGCCGGGTAAAGATACGACAGAGGAAAAGGCATCAATAGAGAAGTATAAGAAAGAATATGCGGACTATTGGAAAGACATAATCGGAGTTGATGGTGACTTTGATTTGAAAACAGAAAAAGAAGAAGTAGAGTAGTAACAATTAAATAAAAGAAAATGTCAAAAACCTTATTGGTTGATGGTAACAATTTACTCAAAATTGGTTTTCATGGGGCTCGTGACCTTTTTAACAAAGGTGAACACGTTGGAGGTATTTGGCATTTTCTGAATACTCTTCGAAAATTCTTAGAAGAATCTAATTTCAACAAAGTAGTTGTGTTTTGGGATAGTACAACAAGTTCCTCTCGGAGAAGATTACTATACCCAAAATACAAACTCAATCGTAATCCTTTGGAAAACGAAAGTAAGGAAGAATCATTCAATTATCAGAAACAAAGAGTTAAACAATATCTCGAAGAGATGTTTGTAAGACAATTAGAGACAGAAAATTCAGAAGCGGATGATCTGATTGCCCATTATTGTAAAGTATCCTTAGATGAAGAAAAAACAATATTCTCAAGTGATAGAGATTTAACTCAGTTAATCTCAGATAAAGTAACAATTTACTCTCCACAATCAAAAAGATACTATAAGTTAGGAGATAAAATTAAACTCAAAGATTATGAGTTTCCTCACGAAAATATTAAAACCGTAAAAATATTAACTGGTGATAGTTCCGATAATATTGATGGCATATTTTTTTTAGGTGAGAAAACTTTAGTTAAATTTTTTCCTGAGTTACTTGATTCAGAGATGTCTTTTACCGATATTTTAACAAGAGGGGAGGAGTTACTCAAAGAAAACAAAGATGTTGTTGCTCTACAAAATTTATTAAGTGGAAAAACAAAAGAAGGTATTTTTGGGGATGAGTTTTTTGTTATTAATCAAAAGATTGTGGATTTATCCCAACCTTTAATTTCAGATGAGGACAAAAAGTTAGTTGAAATGTACCAATCAGAATCTATGGATCCGGATGGGAGAGGACATAGAAATTTAATCAGGATGATGATGGAGGATGGTTTTTTCAAATACCTACCAAAAGGAGATGATAATTGGGTTAATTTTTTAAAACCATTTTTAAAACTGTCAAGAAAAGAAAAATTAAAATTTAGAAACAAAAAGTAAAAAAAAAAACAAATTTATGAAAGATCAAGATGTAACAAAAGTAGAGTTCTTATTAATGTGTAATGATAACATTGTTGTACAACGTTTTTTTAATGTCAAAGGATTTAATAAAAATGCGCACAAATCTCAAGAATTTTATTCGTACATACGTAGTTTTACTGAAAAGCTTCAGTACAATCTTAAAATGAGAAGTGTTGTCTATATGTTAGACAATCAATATGAAATTGGTGAAAATCCGGAGATGTTAAATACATCCATAACTGACGGACCTGAAAATTTTAACCTCTTTATAAAGGTTGGAGATATGACAATTTGTCAGAGAACATTTGACGCTAAATTGTACCCACCAAAGGTCAGATACACCGTAGACCTACGCCCGCAACTAAAAGGTATATTAGGTGACCTTACTGACATTTTTTCAGGTAAAAAATTTAATTTTGACTATCCCGAATTTATCCAAAACTAATAGTATTTATCATTACTAAAGGAAGGAAAAATATATGGCGACAAACAAAAATTTCGAGTATTTGGGTAACGTATTCCAATTACAATTATTAAATCAAATGGTCTTAGACAAGGACTTTTCACATTCTATTATAGATGTGATCGAGAACAATTATTTTGAGAATAAATACTTTAAAATAATTGTACAAATGATTAGAGAGTATTATTCAAAATACAATCATACTCCATCATTTGAAACATTAGAACAGATTACAAAATCTGAATTACAACAAGAAATTGCGTCTAAAGTTGTATTGGACACAATTAAGAAAATTAAGGATGCACCTATCGACGGAGTGGATTTCGTTCAAGAAAAAGCATTAAAGTTCTGTAAACAACAAGAATTACAGAAAGTTATGGGTAAAGCACAAAAGATCATTGATGGTGGTGAATTTGAAAACTACGATGCTCTTGAAGAAATGGTTAGAGGGGCTTTACAAGTTGGAGAAAAAGATACAAGTATTTTGGATGTTTTTTCTAATATGGATCAGGTCTTAGACGATGATTACAGACACCCAATCCCAATGGGAATACCTGGTATTGACCGACTAATGAAAGGAGGATTGGCGAAAGGGGAGATAGGCGTAATCTTAGCCCCAACAGGGGTTGGTAAATCGACCGTTTTAACTAAAATTGCAAACCACGCATTTAACTTAGGTTTTAATGTCTTACAGATCTTTTTTGAGGACAACCCAAAGGTAATACAAAGAAAACATTATACTCTTTGGACTAAGATACACCCTGACGAATTGTCAGAAAAAAGAGACGTAGTACTTCAAAAAGTTAAAGAAATTGAGGAAACCATGTCAAATAAGTTAATTATGAAAAAATTACCATCTGACACTGTAACTATGTTACAAATTAAGAATCAAATCAGAAAGATGATTGCGGATGGTTTAAAGATTGATATGGTTTTACTTGATTATATTGATTGTGTTGTTCCTGATAAAAACTTGGGGGATGAGTGGAAAAGTGAAGGGTCGGTAATGAGAGGATTTGAGGCGATGTGTCACGAACTAAATTTAGTAGGTTGGACAGCAACTCAAGGAAACAGAAATTCGATATCTTCAGAAGTAGTTACAACAGATCAAATGGGTGGGTCCATTAAAAAGGCCCAAGTTGGACACGTTATTATTACAGTTGCTAAAACGTTACAACAAAAAGAAATGAAATTAGCAACTATCGCAATCACCAAATCGAGGATCGGTGATGACGGGATTGTCTTTGAAAATTGTAAATTTGATAACGCAATGATTGACATTGATACCGAAAGTTCAATGACATTTTTAGGGTTGGAAGAAAAACATGAAGAAAGACAAAGACAAAGAGTCAAAGAATTGTTGGAAAAAAGACAACAAAGACAAAAAGAAGAAACAAAAAATAATTAAAAACTTAAAAAAAATGGAAAAAATATTAGTTGAAAATCCTAATAGGTTTGTCATTTTCCCAATTGAGCACAATGATATTTGGGAATTTTACAAAATGCATCAAGCGGCTTTTTGGACTGCCGAAGAAGTTGATTTAACGAATGATATTCGTGATTGGGAAAAATTGACGGATAATGAAAAATTCTTTGTGAAGAACGTATTATCGTTTTTTGCTGCATCTGATGGGATTGTTAATGAGAATTTGGCCGAAAATTTTTATCGAGAGGTACAATATCCTGAAGCTAAATTCTTTTACGGATTTCAATTGGCTATGGAAAATATACATTCTTTGATGTATTCCTTACTTATTGATACTTACATCAGTAATGCTAAAGAAAAAGACGAATGCTTCAACGCAATCGAAAACTTACCAGCGGTAAAAAAGAAGGCAACATGGGCTTTGAATTGGATAGACAACTCTTCCTTCCAAGAAAGATTAGTGGCGTTTGCTGCTGTTGAAGGTATTTTCTTTTCAGGATCATTCTGTTCAATTTTTTGGTTAAAATCAAGAGGGATAATGCAAGGGTTGTGTAACGCAAATTCACTAATCTTCAAAGATGAAAATTTACATTGTGATTTTGCAATACATTTATTAAATAATCATTGTGAAAACAAGCCATCTGAAAAACGAATCAAAGAAATTTTGTTATCCGCATTAGAGATTGAAAAAGAATTTATAACTGAATCTTTACCTGTTTCATTAATTGGTATGAACTCTAATTTAATGAAACAATATCTTGAGTTTGTGGTTGATGGGTTACTTGTTAAGTTAGGTTGTAGTAAACATTTTAATGTAGAACAACCATTCAAGTTCATGGAACAGATTGCGGTAGAAACAAAAGGTAATTTCTTCGAATCAAGAACAATGGAATACCAAAAAGCGAAATTGAATGAGTCAATTTCATTTACTGATGATTTTTAAAAAAATAAATATATGATGTCACTTAAAATACTTAAAAGAGATGGGGATAATGTATCTTTTAACCCACAAAAAATTTATAATCGTGTAAAACGAGCGGCCAAAGGTTTGAATGTAAATTCAGATGAGATATTCATAAAAGTTATCACTTCAGTTCCAACTGAAGGTGAAATAACAACAAAAGAATTGGATAAACTTGTTTATGAAATTGCGGCCTCATACACTGGAAGTCATCACGATTATTCAAGATTAGCATCTTCTGTTGCTATTTCCTCTTATCACAAAGAAACTAACCCTAGTTTTTCTGAAACTATGGACCTACTTTATGTTGATGGTATCATCAACGAAAAACTTATAGAAACAATTAATGAGTATGGTGCTGATAGTATTGATGCCGTAATTAATCATGACAATGATTACAATTTTGATTATTTCGCATGGAGATCACTCCAAGAAATGTATCTTTTAAAGAGACCTAATGGTACTATTGTAGAAAGACCTCAACATATGTACATGAGGATTGCTTTATGGGTCACAGATAATTTTGTTGATGCCGTTGAATATTACAAATCTTTGTCCAATCAACTTATATCCAAGGCAACTCCAATTATGATCAATTCTGGAACAAAGGTACCACAATTAGCGTCATGTGTTCTTCACTATAATAATTCTGATTCAAGAAAAGGGTTGTTAGATACATTAACGGACATCTCAACGTTTTCTTCAGATGCGGCTGGTATTGGTTTGTCAATGTCCAATATCAGAAGTAAAGAAAGTAGAATTTCAAGTTCAGGAGGTTATGCCGGGGGACTATTAAAGTATCTGAAAATTGTAAACGAATCTTTAAGATTCTTCAATCAACAAGGAAGACGACCAGGATCTGCGGCTATTTACCTTGAACCTTGGCATAAAGATATAATTGACTTGTTAGATATAAAAAAGAACACAGGGGCTGAAGAGTTAAGAGCACGTGATTTATTTACTGCACTATGGTTACCTGATAATTTCATGAGAGCAGTCAAAGAAAACTCTGATTGGTATTTATTTTGTCCTAATGATATTGCTAAAGCGGGTCTTAAACCTTTACAAGAAACTTATGGTGATGAGTATGAAGAAAATTACAATAAAGCCGTTTCTATGGGTCTTGGAAAAAAAGTTTCAGCTCAGACAATATGGACAAAAATTATTGAATCTCAAGTTGAAACTGGAGTACCTTATTTATGTTCCAAGGATAGTGCAAACAAAAAAACAAACCATCAAAATATTGGTGTAATCAAACAATCAAATCTTTGTAACGAAATTTATCAATACACTGACGAGGAAACAACTGCGATATGTACATTATCTTCAATTGTTTTGAAAAACTTTGTAAAAAATAATAAGTTTGATTTTCAATTATTGTTTGATGAAGTAAGGAAAGTTGTAAGAACTTTGAATAAAGTTGTTGATATAAACAATTACTCAACTCAAAAGGGATTAAAAGGAGGTTTAGAACAACGAGCAATTGCAATCGGTACCCAAGGATTGGCCGATGTGTTCTATCTACTTGATTTGATCTTTACTGAAGAAGAGGCAAAAACACTCAACAAACAAATTTTCGAAACAATTTATTACGGAGCGATTTACGAAAGTAATGACCTATGTAAAAAAGGTAAGTACAAACCATATAAATTGTTTAAGGGATCTCCAATGTCTAAAGGTATTTTCCAATATGATATGTGGGGATTAACTGAAAATGATTTATCGGGATATTGGGATTGGAATAAATTAAAAGATGATGTTTCAGAATATGGTGTATGTAATTCTTTATTTACTGCACAAATGCCGGTGGCATCTTCGGCCAAAATCACAGGATCATTTGAAATGACAGAACCAGCTCACTCAGCGTTATTTAACAGAAGAGTTGTTGGTGGTGAAATTATGATTGTTAACAAATACTTGATTGCTGATTTTGAGAAATTAGGTATTTGGTCTGAAGATCTAAAGAATGAGATTATCATGAATGAGGGGTCAATCCAAAACATTAATTTTAATAATTATTTAGATCCTGAGGATAAAAATTACAATAAAAAAGTTAAACGTATTGAACACTTAATTCCTAAATATAAAACAATTTGGGAAATCTCTCAGAAGGAATTGATTAACATGGCGGCTGACAGAGCACCTTTTATTGATCAATCACAATCAATGAATATTTACATGGCCAATCCAACATTATCAAAGATTACCTCATCACATTTCCACTCATGGGAAAAAGGTTTGAAAACTCTTTGTTATTATGTAAGAACTAAAGCGATTTCAACAGGAGCAAAACACTTGGCAGTTGATGTATCAAAAGTACAACAACCTAAAGTTAAAATTGAAACACCTAAAGTTGATTTTTCAAACATGAATTTACCACCGAAACCTGATAATTCAGAATTCGAGTGTTTTGGGTGTTCATCGTAAGATGGATCGCGTATCATAAGTAAAATCCCGATCTATTCGGGATTTTTTATTTTGTAATGTATTTATTCAAAAATTATCGAGAGTATATTTATTGGATATGGCAAATGGTATAACATATGGTATAAATTTTCCTTTCAGAGATTCATTTGTGGGTAAATACTTGGATACCTCAAATGACAGCGACGAAGAAATAAGAAGTAACCTTGTACATTTATTGTTAAGTAAAAAAGGCACAAGATATTTTCTACCGGATTTTGGGTCAAGATTGTATGAATACATTTTTGAACCTCTTGATGGTCCAACATTTAGTGAAATTGAAAATGAAATTCGAGATTCTGTAAGTAAATATATGCCAGGTATTTTGATTACTAGTATAAAAATTACTGATGCTTCTGCGGGTGACGAAAATCAAGGGACCTATATAAACCAATATGGTGAAAAAGAATTCACAGTACCCAATATTGCTCAGTTAGAACACACTGCAAAAGTTAGAATCGATTATAGGAATACTAATAATGCTTTCAACTCAAGCGATTTTGTAATTATTAATATTTAATAGTATATGGCAAATAAAAAAATATCGTACACAACGAGAGATTTTGCGGGAATCAGAACCGAACTTATAAATTTTACAAGGACTTATTATCCGGATCTTGTACAAAATTTTAATGACGCTGGTGTTTTTTCTGTGTTATTAGATTTGAATGCGGCGGTTACAGATAACTTACAATTCCAAATTGATAGAAGTATACAAGAAACTGTACTTCAATATGCCCAACAAAAATCTTCAATTTACAACATTGCCAGAACATATGGTCTCAAAATTCCGGGATCAAGACCATCTGTTGCGTTAGTTGATTTTTCTATAACTGTACCTGCTTTCGGAGATAAGGAAGATTTAAGATATTGTGGAATACTTAGACGAGGTTCTCAAGTGAATGGAGCTGGACAACCTTTCGAAACCGTATATGACATTGATTTTGCATCTCCAACAAATGCTGAAGGATCCCCAAATAGATTAAAAGTACCTAATTTCGATGCTAATAATAATTTAATAAATTATACAATCACTAAAAGGGAAGTAGTTGTCAATGGTATAACTAAAGTATTCAAAAGAGTGATTACCCCAAATGATGTAAGACCATTCTTTGAATTATTTTTACCTGAAAAAAATGTTTTGGGAATTACAAGTGTTTTGTTGAAGGATGGGACACAATACACCACACCACCTCCACCACAAGAATTTTTAGGTTTGGAAAATAGATGGTATGAGGTACAAGCTTTAGCGGAAGATAGAGTTTTTATTGAAGATCCTACAAAACCTTCTGATCAACCTGGTATAAAAGTAGGTAAATATATTGTCACAAATACAAAGTTCATAAGTGAGTTTACACCTGAAGGTTTTTGTAAATTAACTTTTGGGGGTGGAAATGTATCTGCGGAACAACAACTTAGGGAATTTGCAAGAGATGGTGTTGGGTTTGATTTGAATAAGTATACAAATAATTTAGCTTTAGGAAGCGCACTTAAATCAAATTCGACTTTGTTTGTACAATATAGAGTTGGTGGTGGTCAAGCAACTAATTTAGGTGTAAACATAATCACTCAGATAGGTACGGTTTCTTTCTTTGTAAACGGACCATCTGAATCTATAAATTCTACTGTCGTAAACTCCCTTCGAGTAAATAATGTAACGGCAGCAATTGGAGGGGCGAATCCACCAACAACTGAAGAAGTTAGACAATACGTGACTTACAATTTTGCAGCACAAAATAGAGCGGTAACAATTAATGATTATGAATCGGTATTGAGAACAATGCCTTCTCAGTTTGGGGCTCCTGGAAAAGTATCAATTGTTGAAGAAAACAACAAAATAAAAATAAAAATGTTGTCTTATGATACGAGCGGTAATTTAACAGAAGTTGTTTCTAATACTCTAAAAAATAATGTTGCTAACTACCTTTCGAATTATAGAATGATCAATGATTACATATCGGTCGAAACCGCAAATGTTATTGATTTAGCAATAGATATTGATGTTGTTTTAGATTCAAGTCAAAACCAAGGATCTGTGGTTGCAAAAATAATTAATATTGTTACCTCCTATTTTAGTCCGGCAGTAAGAGGACTTGGACAAAATGTTTACATCTCTGAAATAAGAAGGTTAATCCAAAGTGAAAATGGTGTTATTTCAGTTTCTGGCATTTTTGTATACAACAAAGTTGGTGGTCAATATTCTTCATCCCAAACATCTCAACCCTATGAGGATCCATCTACAAAATTAATCAAATTAGTTGCTGACACAATTTTTGCGGAACCAACTCAAATCTATCAAGTAAGGTACCCTAGCAAAGATATTACTGTTAATGTTCTCAACTTCAAAACTATTAATTTCTACTGATAATTTATTTTTTCAATAAAAGAATTATTTTTTGAAAATAGGAAATAAACTATTTATCAAGAAAGAATAAATAATGCCAAAATCATATAGAATACGTACAACACCTGGTACCGAAAAAACAATTAACATCCAATTAGAACAGGATTTTGAGTTTTTGGAAATATTATCATTAAAGATAAATCAGGGTGACATCTATAATAGAATGTGTTCTGATTATGGGGTTATAATTGGTCGAGTTTTGGTCAATAATGGGTATGGGGTACCTAACGCAAGAGTTTCAGTTTTCATACCAATTGATGATGTTGATATAGATAATCCAATTATATCAGAATTGTACCCATATCAATCGATATCTGATTTGAATGCTGATGGGTATCGGTATAATTTACTCCCGAAAGACCCTTCATACACCGGTCACGCAGCTACAGGTACATTTCCGACAAAAGAAGAAATATTGACTAATCAATCTTACGTTGAGGTTTACGACAAATATTATAGGTTTTCGGTAAGAACAAATGAAAGTGGGGATTATATGATTTTTGGAGTTCCAACCGGAACTCAAACAATATTGATGGATGTGGATCTATCTGATATTGGTTGTTTCTCTTTGTCCCCTCAAGATTTAATAGATTCGGGAGTTGCCGTAGAATCACAAGTAAATGGGTCCAAGTTTAAAACATCATCAAATCTGAATGAATTACCTCAAATTGTGAGTTTAAATAAAATAATTGAAGTTGCTCCTCTTTGGGGTGAACCTGAAATTTGTTTACTCGGAATCACTAGGGCGGATTTTGATCTTACAGAAAGTGCAAACATATCTATAAAACCGAGTTCTGTTTTCATGGGATCTTTGATTTCAACAACAGACGACGACGCAGTAAAACCAACAACTTGTAAACCCAAAAACAACACTGGTAACCTATGTGAATTAGTTGCGGGTCCGGGTCAAATATTAGCAATTAGACAAACTATTGATGTGGATGCGAATGGAAGACCAATTCTCGAGTCGTTTCAACTTGATGAGGATGGTAAGTTAATAGATGCGGACGGAACTTTTTTGATAAACGTACCAATGAATTTGAATTATATAATTACAAACGAATTTGGGGAACAAGTATTATCGAATGATCCGAAAAAAGGGATACCAACCAAAGGTAAATACAGATTTAAATTTAAATGGCAAAATGAACAAGGTTTACAAAACCCATTTCAAAGAGGACATTTTTTAGTTCCAAATATTAAAGAACACGGATGGGTTACTTCTGCGGTAGACCCACTCAAAGATTACCCAACAACACCATATCAATTTACATTACCAAACGGTACATTATCCACAGCATTTAACTTGAATAACACCACAGTTGGCGGTTTGGTTTTAGATAACAAAATAAATGTTCAAAGTTTTTCTATATTAGTCAATGGTTTACCTTATTTTGGTGACTTGGAAAGTATACCAATCAATACTATCCCGACAACAATTACTATAAATGTTGTTCCTATTAATCCTGGTACGTTAACTCAGTTTAATTACACTTTTTACCAAAAACCCACTTATGATGCATTAAAATCTTATGCTTTTAGTTTGGATTGGAATGATTATGGTGATTATACTACACCTCTTGGTCAACAAATTATACAAGAGGCAATAAATTGTGAGGATAAGTTTTATGAATTCAATTACAATAAAGTTTATACCACAGCAATGTTTTTGGATCGTTATAAAAAAGGGGCGGGTAGAGCAAAACATTTAGGAATCAAAGAAATTGATGACAGAGGATGTAAATCAACGGTGAATACTTTTCCCGTTAACGACATTATTCGAAATTTTGATTTCATATTTTTTATTTTTAATTTACTACTCAATGTAATATCAATTTTTGTTCCCGTATTAATATGGTTGGCTCACTTTATAGCGTTTATTTGGCCTGTTTTAAAGTACTTATTAATTTTTTTAGGGATTTGGCTTGGATATCAAGCGGTACAACAAGGAATAGATGTTGTAAATTCTATTTTGGAAGGAACTACAGGATTTGCTATTCCTGGTGGTCCGGTAGTTAATGCGGGTGTAATACTTAGGATTGCAGCCCAATTATTAGCTGCACTTTTTAAATTAGCATTGTCATTAGCGTTCATTGCGTTTACCGCAATTTTTTTGGTGAAGATAGATAATTTTCCTAGAATTGGATTACCTATGTTATCTTACCCTGAATGTACAAGTTGTGATTGTGATTGTGGAAATGCTGAAATAGATGATGATATCGATGAAAATTCTGTAAATGCGGGTATTGCGGAACAAGAAAATGGTTTGAATAGTAGTAATATTCAATACGCTCAATCCACATCATTTATTGCTCCTGTAAATTTATCGTCATCATACACAGCTTTACATCCAAATCTTGAAAACTATCCAAATGAGGATAGTGACCAAAACAATAAAGGATACTTTTATGCGGGTGGTTCATCATCAACAAATATTCAATATAAATCACTTCTGAATCGACTTGTGGATGATCAAATTGGTGGGGACGTGATTATAAATGCGGTTCTTGATTTTAGAAGGTTATTCTCAGGGTATGATGTTTTGAGTAGTACAACCGACCCTAACGCATTTAATAAACTTCATGCTCCCCAACCTTTCCTTTTTGCTGGTGAAAAAACTTCAGGTTTAGATGATAGGTGGTTTGGTTTCCCAACGAGCGAAACGTACCCACAAAAGTTAAATGAATTTAATACCCGAGATAAATATTTTGACTCTTCAGGTGGGGCCAACAGAATCAAAACAACTGTTAATCCACAACTTAGTAATGCTCCATACAACTTAGGACCTCAACCATCTTTTTATGATCAAATTGTTGTAGTTTTGGCGAAACCTGGAACGGCTCAACAAATCGGTATTGGGGAACTTGTAACTTTCCAAGATCCAAGTTTTGACAATGGTCAGATTATAAAAAGAGATGTTAATTTATTGAGTGGTGCGACTAACGAATTTAATAATAATGCTGTTACAGGAACAACAATATTGTCTGCGGCACCTAACGTTACATCTAACGTAGTTCCTATTCCATATTCCTTACAATATGCTAACCCGACAAATGGTGCTGTTTCGACATCGGTGATAAATATTATACAAACGGGAGATACGATAACACAAGTTAGTAAACCCGATTATTTGAAGTACCCAACAGACATGGAATATTTTCAGGTGATCACAGGAGTTTCCGTATCTAATTTTATAAACTTATCGAGTGTTTCAAATACAAACTTATTTCCAAAAAAATATTTGAGACACCAAATAACTTATATTATAAGTAATCCGGCAAGTGTCAGTTCTGTATTTTCCGCTTCAGTCCCTGTTTCTCCACCAACATTTGTTAATGGTCAAACATATAATAATGATAACAATATTCCGGCAATTCAGGCAAATAATTTTGATTCATTAGATTTTTTAGCAAATAATCTTAATTATGAAGTTATAATGTTTGTTAGAGGTGTTGATCCACACACAGAAAAACAAAAAATAAGTTATGACTTATCACGTATTTTTGGATATACATCATGGAACCAACCTAATTTAACAATTACTGGTGACTATTACTTAAATCAACCTATTAAACCTGTTGGTGTTTCTCCTATTGCTCATAATACCACAACAAACCAAGTTAACAATTTATATTTCCCATCATTTACATTCACTATTACTCCGACAAATTACACAGGATTTACTTCAACACTACCATATTATTATTTATCCACTGATAACACAATATCAAATTCATATGTCCCAATAACGGGTGGTTTTTTCCCACAAAAATCAAGTTTGTCCGCATCACCAACGCAATTATCCCTTAATAATTATGTTTTACCAAGACAACAAACTGATTATATAGGTGGTGGATCATTCATTGGGTCGTCTTTTAACACACCTTACGTTTCGACTAGTGTTTTTTATGGACAGGTTTCATCGGAGGATGATTATGGATGGCCGTTACAATCTACTTCACAGTATTTTGCGTTATATTCCACTGCTTACTTTAAATATCCGACATTGACGGGTGTTCAGTTTAACGATAGTAACAGAATTGTAATGAGAAGTGACAGATTACCAACATCAACTTGTGTCGAAGATGCGCCGGGAAATCGAACTGCCTATGCTCTTCATCAAAATGATAGTTTTTGTTATTACACATCAAAAGGTATGGGCGTGTCGGAAACTAATTCATTTGAAAGTACTTATGAAATTGCGGAAAATTTAGATCAATTTAGCGGAAATACTGGTTTAACGCAAACTCTAACTTGTGATGGGTTAATATCCCTTCAATGTTATTCAGGAAGTGGAACCAATGTTGGTGTTATTCCTGCAAATCAATGTGCTGTACCTGAAGATAGAGTAACAAAAGGTTGTTATTGTTTATTGAATAAAGACAACAAGGCTGGTGAAACTAAACATTATTACTTTATAAGAAAGGCAGTTAGAGATGATTTAAGATTATATATGGAATGGAAAACACGATTTACTTTGGTCTTCGCGACTTGCCGAGGTGTATTTGCGCAAACATTCCAAAATAATTGGATTAACGGGACATTATATATGCCATCATTTAATAAAAGATCAATATATCCTGCAGGCAATCTAACAAATATCTCTAATCCAAAATATGTTTATTGTAAAGATATAGTTGTTTATAACAATATAAGTAACAATTTTTATTATAGGTCTTCACCTTGGAGCGACAATTTACAAGAATTTATAGGTAAAGAAATACCCCAAGCACCCAATTGGGTTACTTTAAATTTCAAGCCGGGATACAATGAGAGAAACATTTTATTCCCTACCACACTTTTGGACATGGGACCGAGAGATGCGTACATAAGTGAAATTTGTAACAATCCTAACTTTAATGGGTATATGAGTAATCAATTCAGATCAACAAGTTATAATGATAATTCTGAAATTATACAAATTGGGTTTTTGTCAAGAATTCTAAATGAAAATTTTAGACAAACAATGATTCCAATTACGGTAGGGGGTAACAACTCTGAAGGTAAAGGAATTACCCAATTTTTCAACAGCAACAGAGGGGGAGATAGAATTGATGGTGACTTTGCTCAGACGTTGTCAATAAATTCGGAGTTCAAGATAAATCCTTTTATAGATGAAAACTACGGAAACGTTGATATTTTCATTGGTGATGATGGGCAAGCACCAACACCTAGTAAACCGGTATTTGGGATATTTTATCAATCTTCTAATGATGAATATTCATATAGGAGAAAACTTACGCCGGGAATCAATATATACAATATATCACCATTAATTCAGGATGCCTATGGATATCCAAAAACACAAGTTGTACCAAACTATAAATGGATATTACAACCATCTAGTGTTATTTTTGGAACTGAAGACAACAATTGGTATACGTTAGCCAATCAAAGTAATGGGGTTGGATTCTTCAAAAAAGGGTATCAAGATTTAGATTATAGTGTAGACCCATATTTTACTACAATTGCATTACAACCAGGTAATCCACTTCCATTGGTACCACAAGGGTTTATTACAAATTTTGATCAAAATACTTTATTACCATCACCAACAATACCTGGACAACCTTTAGCGACAAATGGTAATGTTTATTTAGTTGGGGCTCCTAGTCATTTCTACTTTGGTTTGAATAATGGTAAAACGGCCATGAATAGATTCATAAAAAAATATATTGATACCGCTGAAATATAATGGGAGTAAATGATACAACAAAAATAGTTTTAGGTTCGCTTAGATACAAAGCATCTCCAAATACTGTGCTTTCAGTAAATGTTGATTTAAATCAAAACGAAAAAGAATTGATAGAATTCGATAGAAATGTTGATTTAAGTTTACAAGGTGTTTTTACAAGTGAAAGACAAACAGGTACAATTTTTAGACCAGTCACAAAATATTCGGTAATATTCAAAAATGAGTATACTGGTACAACTTTGTACGATCCTTTCAAGAATAATCTTTATTATACGAATGCTGTTGCAAATACTATTGCTACTTTTCCTGCGGGTAATTTACCTCCCGCAGTTCCGAATCTAAATGTTTTATGGGAGGGATATCCACAATATTTTGAGTTCGATTTTATCAGAAGTGATAACAATGTTGTAGGATATACGTATCCTCCTAACAACCATATAAACTTTGTAAATAAAAGTGCTAGCACCTATAATTGGACACATTATATGAGTTATGCGTTTTCTAATGATTTTAATAAACAAATGTATGCCATAGATACTGTTACTTCTACAAGTTGGGCTTGGGTTGTTTCTGACGGAATACCATTCATTATAAGTTTAGGTAACGATGATTTTGGTGGATTTATAAGTTTTAGGTGTCCTGTAAAACATGGTTTAAACGTTAATGAATTTGTTGAGTTGTCTTTGAGTTATAATAACACAAACGTTTTTCAAGTAGTTCAATTGGGAGATCCGGCATTTGGAAGCGATGAATATATTTTCAGTATATATAATATTGGTTACATTGGAACCACTTTCAATAATGGGGTAACAGGTACTTTCAAACGAATTATAAATAAAAGTAATACTAATGAAACAAAGTCAAAATATTATGTTAGAGTTCATAAAATTTTAACTAACGCCGAAGATGCGGTTTTAGTTAAAGCCGGATTCGAGCAAAACATTTATAACCCAAAAAGTAAATTTGAAAATGCAGTGTTAACACCAAATGGGGTCTCAAGATCTTCTGTAAAAGAAGGTGGGCAAGCATATTCTTTATCATTCAATGTTGACATTGATCTACAACCACTAAGAGATAATCAAAATAGACCTGTTACTGAGTTGTTTTTTACAACAATTTGGAAAGGTTATTTTGGGTGGACAAAAAAATTAAAACAAGGTTGGGATTTCAATTTACCTTTGAGTAATTCATTACCAAACCCATGGTGGAACGTTGCAAATCCACTTTCGAATACAACGATAACTAATTCCACGTATAATAGTTCAACGGTTCCTCCTGTTGGTCCATTTTTTTATAATGATAATTTATCATCGGGGGATCTGATAGATGGGGATTTTTGTGAATGGAATGATTATGAACAAACCGAAAGAGTCATTTCTAGATATAATCATAAAATAACTTTCAATCAAACTTTTTTCAGTATTGACACAGGAGCTCCTCAAACAAATCAATTTGGATATTATTATAAACCACACGACCCAATTACAATAAGACGATATTCTTCTTATGTTGAAGAAGGTGATCCTTTGAAAGTTGTTAATATACCTGATTATGCTTTTTATTCTAATTTATCCAATAGTTTTAGATGGAGAGATATATATCCATATGGGTTTATTGATAATGATGGTATTGGGGTTGACTATCCATTTATAAATGGGAAACACTATCCATTCGTTAATACAGTATTCAGAATAACCCCCGAAGGAAGTAATTTAGGTGTACAAGACATAACCGTAATAGCAGAACCAACTACAGATGATTGTGAATAAATATAAAATACTTTTACCTGAAAATAATCAATATTTGAATATACCCTTGGAAATGAATTGGGATTTTCTTGGGAGAGACGATAGTATTGAAGAATACCAAGAAACAATGGTTAAAGAAGTGGTTGGAGGTGCAAACGATTTTGAAGTACTTCAGTTTTCACACAAAGAATATGTGGATAATTTAAATTTTGAAAAGACAAATATCAATTACGAATTCTACTTCTATGACAATGTGTTACCTATAACCTCACCTTTGGTTACTAGTGCAAATTGGAATAATAGTTATTTAGATGAAGGATTTACCGTTGATGAAATATATTATTATACAAAACCATTCACAAAATCTTTTTTCAAATTGGACCTATATGATACAAACGATGAAAAAACACAAATATTATATTTGACTATTATTTTGCCTGTACAACAAGGGTTTACTCAAACGGTTTCTTTGAGTTCATTGTTGGCTAACGTTGACATCAGGAGACCAAAATTTAGTTTAGATTTTATTGGGGATAAAGAAGGATTTTACATCTATTGGTTGAGAAAACAAACTTACATCGATATAAGTGAATTTTATATGACAGCAAAGTTTTTTGATGGTAGATTAGGTGTTTATGTTCAAATGACAAATACACCACAATCTAACATCCCAAACAAATTTACATTTAATCCAAATGATTATTATTACTATAAAGTTAAATTGGATTATACAAATAAAACCTATGAAGTTTTTGCGACTTCGAATTTAACACAAAGAGTTGGAATTGATGGATTTCCTATTTTGTGGTATGAATATGTAAACTCGTAATATGGAAGAACAAAAGTATTATTTTAAAGTGTCTCCAGAAAACGTTAAGAGAGATATTGTTACCGTTACATATGTTGGTAATACTGAATATAGTTATAGTGCCGATCCATGTTGTTCAATAACATCAGTTACTTCGACAACATTGACTGGTTTTACAGGTGTTTATTCGGGAATGTCTCAAATATTATCGGGTGGTACAAATGGGCAATCACTTCTGACAGGATTAACTATTCCAATTTTGTTAACTGAAGTGGCAACGGATATAGGATACTACTCTGTCTTTGATGGGGCTATATTACAAAAAGAAGTAATAACTAATTTTTTATTTTCGGCAACAACGGGAAACCCCTACACTTTTTTCTTTTTCAACACATCTGATACGGAATTTAAAAAGTTTCTTTCAGTTTCAACATATACGGTAGATTGGGGGGATGGTTCTCAAATACAAAATGTAACAAGTCCAATCCAATACAATCATGTTTATCCTGTTGTTAACCAAACTTATACGATAACTCTTAAGGCAACGTCACCATGGGGTATTTCAATCGTGAAGAAAACAGTGACGGTACCATTTACAAATGTACCAATTTTTAACCCTAACGGAACCGCTTTTTTTACTCCTGCGGGAGGAAGTTGGGCTAATACATCGTTTAATTATGATTATATATACACGGGTGATTCTAACACAAATGTTAATGATTACATAAGTTCAAACTATACAACTGTACCATTTGTAATAACAGGATTTACGCAATCAAATGTGAATGATTTAGTGGTATATGGTCCTAAATACGCTTTGTATGGAGGTAAATTCAAAGTGGGAATTCAAGTAACGGGGACTTCTCAGTCAGTTGGAACATATTGGGGTCCTGATCCTACAAATACATACACGGCGTATACAATTAATGATATTCTTTACTATGATTATAATGATGGAACTACGGTTTATGTCGTTGAGTCATCTGGTTTCACACAAAATGATTTGATTTTGTCTGCGATTACAAAGAATGAGGCGTTACTAAACGTAATTGACCAACCTGAAATACAGACAGATGTGTATGTTGAAAGAGGTAAAAATTCGGCATTAGAATACGTTGAACGACTTGGTGAAGTTGATAATGTGGGGGATTTAGAAAAATATGGATATGGATTTTTTAAAGTTGAAAAACAATGATTTTGAGTATTTATATTTAAACGATAAACAAAAATAAAAACTAATAATTGTGGCCACAGGTAATTACGGAACAATAAGAAGTGCAGATGTTAGTCCTGATGATGTAGAAATAATTTTAAATTATACACCATCAAGAGACGAAACTGACAATTTTGTGCTTACAAAGTTAAACGCTAGTACAATATTGAGACCATATTTTCACAATGGTACAACTGGTGGTAATGCCAACGTTGAAATACTTGGTGGTTTATACAATCTCAAGTTACCAACAGACCAATTTAACCAATTGGGGATTTATACTTTATATATTAGACCGGCTGAAATAAGAACTAAAATACTTGATTGTGGTATTCTTTCGGCTTTACCAAATGTGAAAGGTATTGTAATCGATATTAACAATGTACCAACAAACTTCAGAAATAAATTTATAAATCAAGGTTTAGTTGGATTTAGGGTCGAATACCTTAATTCGGATGGTACCAAAATTCCTAATTTTTTTAGAATTATTACCTCATCTTTTTATTGTGAGCCTGTCGTTGAAAATTTAACAAATACAAGTCAAAAGGCGATAAGATATAGATATGTTGAGGCGGCAACAAACTTGATTTTTTGTACATTATCTCCATCGTCCTCACCAACTAACAAACCAAATGCTACACCATTCATTGGCCAACCTGATCAGAATATAATAGTTTCGAATACGTACTTCAATCCTACAACAATTGAAGTTGAAATTGTTGAACATGATATTTCAACACTTGCGATTGCTCTTTATGGAAATCAAACGAAATCCATGGAAGATGGTATTTACACAATTTACGATAGTGACAATAACATATACAAGCAGTACAACCTTTATGAAATTAGAGATCAATTTAATAATTTATTATATGAGGTAAGGCAAGATAGAGGTGATAACATAGATTTTAGTAAAAACTTCTCAAATATAACTTCATAATGGCGGTGAACAAATATAAATGTCCTCCTCAACCAGCTAGTGGTCAAGGAACTTTTTCGGACAACTTAGTTGGATTACAACTAGTTGATGGGGGAGGTCTTACCCAAGCTAATTTTGAGTTCACCACAAATATCTCAGAAAAACAAGATAGGGTATTTTCTATAGGATCTTTTTCAGATCCAATCTCTTTAGAGAGTTTGAATATCAATAGTATTGAAGAATCAAAAAAATTAATAACTGATAATTTCAGAGTTTATCCTAACTTCGATTTAAGTCAAGTGACTAATTTTACAATGTTTGGGTCTTTAACCAAAAGATTATCAACATCTGTTACTAACATCATAAATTATTTTCCTGCTGCTTTAGACATACAGAACACACAAAGTAATTTTGTTGTTACGGAGACGGCGCAAAACATATCATATGATTCTGTTGAAAATGAAACTTATTTAGAAATCCCAATTTCTGTGATCAGAAACCCATTCAGTATTGATTATACTGTGAATGCCACAAGAAACTTAGAATTGAGGGAAATACCTGTTTCATATTTAAGAAATTTTACAACACAATATTTGAAATATTCATTATTTATAAATGATAATGAATATCCTGTTACTGATTTTATACCGGCCCAACCAACCGATACCATATTCAAAATATATGTTAACGGAAACCCATTCTCGGGTGCAACAATTATAAGTGATAATTTCTTGATTAGACCACAGCAACTTTATGTGAATAAAGTTTTTAATGAAAATTTGGACCAAGTAGAAAACTTTTTACTTAATAGAAATATAGTACCAAAATATAGTGCTTATTTTCAGGTACCAAAAGAAAATGAGGATGGTACTTACACATATAGTCAAGAAGTTGCAATTTTTCCTTTAGTTGGTACTTGGAATTTAGATATAATTTCACCTAGATTTACAAACTATCTTAATAAATTAAATGATATTGCGGAGTATATCGATGAATACAAAACAAACTTGATAACTCGATTTTTAACTGCGGATGCGATCAAAGAATTTGATACACCTGACAGAAAAATGGAAAAAATATTACAAATTTATGGAAGAAGTTTTGATGAAACAAGAAAGTTCATTACCGCTCTTGCGAACATGAATTCTGTAAATTATAATGTCAAAAATGATATTCCCTCACAATTATTAAAAAACTTAGCACAAACTTTGGGGTGGAATATAAATATTTCCCCAATAACAAATGATCAATTACTAAGTTCGGTTTTCAGTACGGGAAGTAATTCTTTTACGGGTTTACCTCAAGGTCAAACACCTGAAGAACTAAATTATCAATACTTTAGAAATTTAATTCTTAATTCCGCCTTCCTTTTCAAATCTAAGGGTACGAGAAAATCAATCGAAATACTATTGAAAATGGTTGGAGCTCCTGAGGCTTTGACTGATTTCAATGAATACGTATATGTTGCCGATCAAAAAATTAATCTAAGACAATTTGATATACAATACGCTCAAATTTCTGGAGGTACTTATTCCCAACAGATACCGGTTTTAGATACAAATGATTTATTTTCTATCATGGGTGTACAATATACTGGATTCACGACAAGTGCGGTTACACAGGATGTTGCTTTGACACTAATTGACTACCCTATTGATAGTTATGGGTTTCCAAGTATGCCCGTACCAACAGAAACTTATTTTTTCCAAATCGGAGGTGGTTGGTTCGAATCAACACCTCAACATAGAATGCCGGCAAAAGTAGATATTAACAATAGCGTGTTTACTGGTGCAAACCCAAATTACCAAACAAAATTGTTACCTTTCAATTATGGTCAAGAATACTTAGAAAGATATCGTAGTTTCCCATATATGAATCTTGGGTTTAATTTAAGAAAAACTGC